CAATTATTCCCAGGACCGATTGGGGAGCTCGGAAAAATACACATAGCAAAATGAGGACCCACCTAGGATAAGGAGTGGTGAGATGAAGTGAGTAATAAAGATATATCAAAAGTTAGAAGAATAAACAAAGAGGAAAAAAGACTCAAAAAAAGTTTTGAAAAGATACCTGACGATAAAATGAACATTGCTGATGGATTGATCCGCAGAGCTGCGTATATGAAAATTACATTAGAGGATTATGAAAAAGATTTAGATGAGGGTGGATATGTAGAATTATTTAGTCAGTCAGAAAAATTAGAACCCTATGAAAGAGAAAGACCAGTGGCTCGCCTATACAACAGCATGAATAAAAACTATCAATGTATTATAAAACAACTTTCTGATCTGTTACCTAAAGGAGTGATTCAACAAGTAGGTGATGGGTTCGATGAGTTCTAATTATATTTTTGAATATTACGAAGAAATTAAAACAGATAAAATTGTTGTAAGTAGAAGGATTAAATTACTTTATAAAAAGTTAGTTGATGATTTAAATAATCTTACTGGTGATTATATATTCGATATTGAGAAGGCTGAGAGGCCTATTATTTTTATAGAAAAATATTGTAAACATAGTAAAGGTAAGTGGGCAGGGTTACCAGTTGTTTTAGAATTATGGGAGAAGGCATTCATCCAGGCTATTTTTGGATTTGTAAATAAGGAAACTGATAAGAGGAAATACACTAAGGCTGAATTATTTGTAGCTAGGAAGAATGGTAAAAGTTTAATAGCTTCTTGCATAGCTTTATATATGCTTACTAAAGACGGTGAAGGAGGCGCGGAGTGCTATAGCATAGCAACGAAAAAAGACCAGGCTAAAATTATATGGCTTGAGGCTAAACGAATGATTAAGAAAAGCCCTGCACTAAGCAAAAGATTAAAGACCTTAGTTGGTGAGATAGATTATGTGAAACAAGAAGCTGTATTTAAGCCACTCGGATCAGACAGCGATACACTTGATGGTTTGAATCCAAGCTTCGTATGCGTTGATGAGTTACATGCGATCAAGGACAAAAATTTGATTGATGTTATGTACGACGGTATGACGACGAGAGAGCAGCCTTTATTTTTAGAGACTACGACGATGGGAACGATTAGAGAAAACATATTTGATATTGAATATGATTATGCGACCTCCATTATCGACGGGTACGAAGATAAAAACTCGAGTTTCATAGATGAAAACTTAATTGCATTTATATATGAGCTCGACAAGAGAGAAGAATGGACAGATCCAAAGGCTTGGATGAAAGCTAATCCAGGACTTGGAACAATAAAGGATTTAAAAAAGTTTGAAGCTAAAGTTGAGAGGGCAAAACAAAGACCTAGTGATGTTTCTAATTTGCTTTGTAAGGATTTCAACATCAGGGAGAATAGTTCAGAGTCCTGGCTTACTTTTGAGCAGGCAAATAATGAAACAAAATTTGATATAGCAATACTTAAACCTCGGTATGGAATAGGTGGTGTAGATCTTAGTGATACAACTGACCTTTCCGCTGCTAAGGTTATTTTTATGCTACCGAACAATGACAACATTTATTGCATCAGTATGTATTGGCTTCCTGCTGATTTATTAGACCGAAAAATCAAAGAAGATAAAATACCATACGGACTTTGGCATGAGCAAGGGCATCTAAGACTTACTCCAGGTAATAGTGTTCACCCCAAATATATTACTGAGTGGTTTGTAGAGGTACGTGATCAATTAGATATATATTTACCTTATGTTGGATATGATGCCTGGAGTGCTAAATATTGGGTAGAGGAAATGCAAACTTTTTTTGGTAAGGAAGCATTGATACCAGTTAGACAAGGTAAATTAACATTGAACTTACCTATGAAAAATCTAGGCTCTATGTTTGATAGCCATAAAGTTATATATAATAACAATCCGCTCGATAAATGGTGCTTCTGTAACACCAGTATTGATTTAGATACAAAGAATGGTACTATACAACCGCACAAAGGGAGCAATAGGGCAAAAAGAATTGATGGGTTAGCCTGTTTACTAGATGCTTTTGTTGTGCTCGAAGAAAAAAGAAATGATTATCTTAACATGATTTAAGGAGGTGAGATAAAATATATGGGATTATTCCAAAATATATTTGGTGGTAAAACTTCCAATCCAACGACTACCAGATTTGAACTTATTAGTGATTATGGTAATGCGTTTTATGGTTGGGATGGCAAATTATATAAAAGTGATATTATACGTGCAGCCATAAGACCGAAGTCACAAGCGATTGGCAAACTTAAACCAAAACATTTAATGAGTTATGGTGAAGTCTTTAAAATTAATCCACAGCCTTATATAAGATTTCTTTTAGAAGAGCCTAATCAATACATGACAATGCAAGTAATGCTTGAAAAGGTAACAACTCAATTTATGCTTAATAATAATGCTTTTATATATATTAAAAGAGATGACATGAACAATGTAAGTGAGTTATACCCTTTACCAGCAACAAATGTTGAAATGGTTCAAAATTCTAATAACAATTTGTTCTTGAAATTCACTTTTAATACAGGGCAACGAATGACAATACCTTATACTGACATAATTCATCTAAGGCGGGATTTCAATGATAGTGATTTCTTTGGTGAAGCTCCACAAGATGCTATAAAAAGTTTAATGGAAGTAGTAACAACTACAGACCAAGGAATTGTGAAGGCAATTAAAAATTCTATGGTCATCCGATGGCTGATGAAATTTAAAAGTGTATTAAGACCTGAAGATAGGGAGTTAGAAGTAGATACTTTTGTAAAAACTTTTTTAAGTATTGATAAAGGTAAAGGTGTAGCTGCAACGGACCCAAAATATGATTTAGAACAAATCAAAAGTGAAAGTTTTATCCCAAACGCTGCGCAAATGGATAGAAGTGTTCTAAGATTATATAGTTTTTTTAACACTAACATCAAAATCATACAATGTCTTTACACTGAAGACGAATGGAACGCTTATTTTGAAATGGAGATTGAACCTTTATCAAAACAATTGAGTGGAGAATTTACAAGAAAGTTATTTACTAGAAAAGAAAGAGGCTTTGGCAATTCAATAATCTTTGAAGCTAATAGTTTGCAATATGCTTCAATGGCAACCAAATTAGCATTAGTTGCTATGGTAGATAGAGGAGCTCTTACTCCAAATGAATGGAGAGAGGTCCTTAATTTAGGTCCGATTGAAGGCGGGGATGTACCGATTCGAAGATTAGACACTGCGGTAGTAGATACAAATATAGTAGATGCTAATGTAACTGATACAAATCTAATAGATAATACTGGAGGAGGTGGATAACGTGAAAGAGAAAGAAATAAGACAATTAATTAATGAAAAAATTGAGGTTCGTGCAGCTGGTGATGGGCAAAAGAAAACTATTGGTGGTTATGCAGTTAAATATAATTCACCTACTCTAATGCGGGACAGGTGGGGTGATGAATTCCTAGAAGAAGTTTCTGCTGGTGCCTTTGACAAGTCACTTCAAAATAGAAACCAAAAAGCATTATGGAATCACGAAAGTTCAAAGCCATTAGGAAGTGTTTCCGCTAACACTCTCAGATTTAATCAGGATATATCCGGCTTAAATTACGATATAGATTTACCAAACAATTCCTATGGTAATGATGCCTTTGAAAGTGTTCAACGTGGAGATGTAGATGGAAGTAGCTTTGGTTTTATTTGTACAAATGATATATGGTCAAAAATTCAATACGAAAGCAGAGAAGTTTATAAACGTAGTATTGTTGAGGCTGAATTATTTGAGGTAAGTCCTTGTACCTTTCCTGCTTATGAAAGTTCAGAAATAAGTTGTAGAAGTTTAGAAGAATTTAAAGAAACTATTAATAAGCAGAATGAATTAAGACAAAGATTAATCATTCAATCACTATTATAAAAAATAAATTAAAAAGGAGATTAAAAATATGAAAAGATTACTTGAAATAATAGCAAGAAAAGCTGAAATTAGAAAATTACTCGAGGATCCAAAGGCTGACTTAGCTGCTCTTGAAAAAGAATTAAGAGATCTTAATGATGAAAAGGAATTAATTGAAAAAAGACAAAGACTTTTAAAAGAGGCAGAGGAAATTAACGAAGGTAAAGAAGGAACAGTTGTTGGAACTCTTATCACAGGTGTGGTAAAAGAAACTAAATCTAAACTAGACAAATATAATACAGAAGAATATCGTCAAGCTTTCATGACTTATACTCTAACTGGAAATGTTACTCCAGAACTTAGGGTAGATGCAACTACAAAGACTACTGACATTGGTGCAGTCATCCCTATGACAATTATGAATGAAGTTGTACAGAAATTAACATCCTTTGGTCAAGTTTATGCAAGAATTAGAAAGACTTCTTTCCCTGGCGGATTAAAAATTCCTACAGCTAGTGTAAAGCCAACTGCAACTTGGAAAACTGAAGGAAATCTAAGCGACAAACAAAAGAAAACTATCAGCACATATATTGAATTCAGCTATTACAAATTACAATGCAGAATGGCTACAAGCTTAGAGGCTGACACAGTAGCTTTACCAGTTTTTGAAGCAACTATAGCAGCTGATATGGCTGAAGCAATTGTAAAAGCATTAGAGACAGCAGTTATAAAAGGTAGCGGAGTAGGAGAACCAAAAGGTGTTACTATTCATACAGCAGAAATCCCTTCAGCACAACAAATTACTATTGCAGCTGCTGATATGTCAAGATGGGATAAATGGAAAAAGAATGTATTTGCACAAATCCCTCTAGCTTATGAAGGTGCTGGTATTTTCTTAATGACAAAACCAACCTTTGAAACTTATATTGAAGGAATGGTTGATGCAGTAGGTCAACCTATAGCAAGAACAAATTACGGAATAACTGGAAGTCCTATTAGAAGATTTGGAGGCTATGAAGTTCTTTGTATTGAAGCAGGAGACCTGCCAAATTACGAAACAGCTTCTACGACTGATATATTTGCAGTCTTTGTTGATTTAAGTGAATATATATTAAATTCCAATCTCCAAATGACATCAAAAAGATACTTTGATGAAGTTACGGATGAATGGATTAATAAAATGACTCTTATTGCTGACGGTAAATTAAGAGATCCAAATGGAGTACTCTTAATTAAAAAGGGAGCTTAATAAAATAGGGTGGATAAAACCATCCTATTATTTTTAATCATGAGGAGGTTAAATAATGAATCCGTACAATGGGAATTATGGTCAAACCATTCAAACTGATGGAAAAGTTAATATAGATATGGCATTCCTAGGACATATGGTTGTAACCGCTGCTGAAGCAGTAGCAACAAGTGGAACTGGCATAAAAACAGCCACTAATTTATTAGCAACAGCTCAAACTATTATAACTGGAATAACAGATCCAGCAGTGCCTAGAGCTTTAAGTGTAGTAGGTAATGTTTCTGGGATAACTGGAAATGTTTTAATAATTGGTAAGAATTATAATGATGAAGTCATAACAGAAACTATTGCTCTTAATGCAGCCACTCCTGTGTTTGGAGCAAAAGCATTTAAGAATGTTACAAGTATTGCTTTACCTATAAGAGTGCATACTCCAGTAAGTCAAATTGAAACTGCAACAGTTGTGGGTGCAATAATTGCCGGAGGTAATGCAAGTGTCGTTATTACTGCTGCTGGAATGACGGGAACTCCAAAAACAATAAGCGTTCCTGTTATAGGAACTCTACAAGTAGAAACTTCTACGGTTGCAGGAGTGATTGCACCCGCAGGCGCAGGTAATGCAACAGTAATAGTAACCGCTGCTGGAATGACAGGCTCACCAATCACTTTAAGTGTTGCTGTTGCTAATGATGATACAGCTTCAGACGTAGCTGGTAAAATTAGAACTGCTATGGGTTTAAATGCAAATATTGCTGCTTTCTTTGCAATCACAGGAGCTACTTCTCATATAATTTTAACTAGATTAGCAGCTACCGCTAATGATTTAACCATGAATATAAGTGTAAACAATGGAACTTGTTCAGGATTAACTCCTGCATTAACAAGTGCAGATACTTTAGCAGGAGTTGTGGGAGATACAGCAACAATAGTTGCAGGTAAAATAATTGCAGCACTTAATTTAGATGCAGCAGTTACTGCATTATTTACTGTTGGTGGTACTGGAGCTACAGTTACTTTAACTAAAATAATTCCAGTTGCTGATGATGGAACTTTAAACATTGCAACTGACAATGGAACCTGTACAGGATTAACCACAGCGGGAACAAGTGTTAATACCCTTAATGGAGTGCCTTATGATAAAGTGAGCGTAGGATTTAATGACATAATGGGATTGCCTTTTAAATTATCACATAATACTGTTTTAGCAGCTTATTTAGGAAATACGAAGGAAGCTACACCACCTACAGTGATTGTAAGTTCAACAGTTTTGGAAAGTAATACAATAGTTTTAAATAGCGCATTAAATGGAACAATAGTTGATATTTATTTAATCGTATAGAGGTGGTTTTATGCTATTTTATGATGTAAAACTAGCTTTAAGGATTAGCAACGCTGCCTATGATGAAGAAATAGACAATTTAATTTTAGAGGCTAAAGAAGATTTAGAATGGGTTGGTATTTTGCCAGCAAAAATAATTGATACTGATGTTTTAATTAAAAGAGCGATATTAACTTATTGTAAAGCTAACTTTGGACTTAATAATCCTGATAGTGTTAAATTACAATTAAGTTATGAGGCTATCAGGAATCATCTTGCAATGTCAATTGATTATATTTATTTTACAGTCACAATAATAGCGACTGAGCAAGGTACAATAACCTTTGATGGAGAAACTAAAGAATCAAACGATGCTGGAGTTGCAATCTTTTACTCAAAAGCTCAAGACCATGTTGAATATATTTTAGATGGAGTTACCGATTATATAGACATTACTCAAAATACAATTATAGGGGTGTGAGGATATGCTATTTAGAGAGGTAATAAATTTAATATATTTTATAGATAGCATTGGAGCAATGGGTGATCCTATTAAAGTTCCAGCCAAAAGATTAAATATATTTGCTGACAAGCATAGCATAAGACAAAGCGAATTTTATCAAGCTATGGCTTCAGGACTAAGGCCAGAATTACAGTTTATTATCAGGACAATAGACTATCAGCAAGAGCCACAGCTTGAATACAATGATAAAATTTACAATATTATAAGGACCTATGAGAAAGAGAATGAATTTATTGAATTGATCTGTCAAGGAATTACTAATGGGGTGATGTAATGCCATTACCAAAGAGTGTAATTAAGATTAATAAAAATGGTGTGCAATATACATCTAATGTGGATAGGGCAAGTTATACTATCAAAGAACTTAGCAGAGCTGCACTTAGGGATGTGGCAAGATTTATAAAATATACAATAAGGCAAAAATTTAATAAACTCCCTGGCATGAGAAAGCAAACCGGAAGATTTAAAGGAGCATATCAGCACTGGCTAAGAAGAATTGAAGGAGATTTACAAATAGGTATTAAAGCCAATACCTGGTATGGAGTAGACCAGGAGTTAGGGAGCAAGAATCAGCCTAAAAGAGATATTCTGAGGTCTTCTGTAATGGAAAATATAAATCAAATTAGAACTATCGAAGGTAAATATCTAAGTGCAATTGAAGATGAAAATAAAGCCCTGGGATTAATAAATGAAAGGGAGGAAATTGAATGATAGCACTCCGAACAGTATTAAGTGCCTACTTAAAAACTCTTCATTCTAGAATATACTTTCAAATTGCACCTGAAAATGCTGTCTATCCTTATATTGTGTATGACCTCCCTTCCATATTCTCAGATGGTGAAGGTGGAGAAACAATAACCTTAGATATTGATGGTTGGGATTTTAATGAAACAGGTGATACTGCATTAATTGAAACTCTAATGGCAACTATAAACGGTGTAACTGATATATATAATAATTCCACAGGACTCGATAAAAAAGTATTAGCAACTGATGAAATATCGGTTGTTTTATATTTAGAGAATAAAATGGCATTGTTAGACGATGAAAAAAGAATTAAAAGAAGAAAATATACTTACTCAGGACAATTAATAAGGAGGTAAAGATTATGAGTTTAACTCAAACACAAATAGATAATGTGCAGATTGATTTTGCTAGAACTTATTTAGACTATGGATTAGTTGGAGAAAGATATCTTGGACCAAGTAGAGGTGGTGGAGAATTTAAGGCAACAGGCAAAATAAGAGATATAGAATATGATGGTAACTATGGCAAAACAAAAGGAATGCAGGTTATTGAAGAAATTAGTGCTACTCTTAGCGTGACTATTTTAGATACCCAAATGGATAATATAGCTTTAGCAATACCATACGCTGATTATACAGCTGGAGTAGTGACTGCTAAAACTACTAACATTGGGTTAATACCAAATGGTGCTTATGTAACTAACGTAACAACCTTTTGCAAAACACTCGGCGGAGCTTATAAAAAAATAACTATTTATAATGGCATGAGTGAAAGTGATTTTGATTTAAAAGCAAAGCCTAAAGGCGAAGGTGAAATAGCTTTAGATATTGAAGCTCATTGGGATGCAATAGATGATTCTGCTGATTTATATAAAATTGAAGATGTAGCTAATATAAATGGTGATACTGTTAAGCCTACTATAATTACAGTACCTGCTGATGCAGCTCCAGCCGTAATTGTGACTAGTAATCAAACAGCAGTATTCAGTAAAGATATTAAACAATCTGATATTAATAGCGATAACTTTATATTAATTAAAGCAAGTGATGGGACAATTGTTGCTGGTGCTTTAACATATACAGTTGGGACTAAGACTGCTTTATTTAATCCAACTTCTGATTTAACCGCAGCAACAGCTTATATTTGGACTATAGCAAGAGTTAGAGATTTAGCGGGTAATATAATGCTACCAGTAGTAGTTAATTTTACAACTGCAACTTAATTGACAGGTGGGGGAAACCTCACCTTTAATTTTTAGGAGGGAATTTATGAATATTAAACAAGGCTTAAAAGTTAGCGCAATAATAGATAAATTAGGTTTAAAAATTACTAATGCAAAAGGAACTCAGGAAGAAATTGGTGCTGACCTAATTATCCAAGTTATAAGTAAAGCATATAAAGCCGACAAAGAAATAATAAGCTTTGTTGCTGATATGAAGAAAATATCAATCAAAGAAGCTGAAGAGGTTAATCTAGTAGAATTTATAAAAGAGATAGGAGAAATTGACGGGCTAAAGGATTTTTTTCAGTCTGCGGTGAAATAAAACAACCCATATTATTAGAAATATTAAACGAAATATATGGCTATAGCATTATGGAATTTGATTTCACCTTGGATATAATAACTCATGCCCTAGAGAAAAGTAAAGAGAAGGATTTATGGGAAAACTATAAATTACAATATCCACAAATGAATAAAGAAAATTATTTTAGTTTTACAGAATATAAAGATGACCAAATGGGACATTCATTCAAAAAACATAGTCAAATATCTTATGAAGAAATTGAAGCAGAAATGCAGAAAGTAGAAAATGCCTTTTCATAAAGGAGTTGATAAAATTGGAGATATTTAAATTATTCGGTTCTATACTTATAAACTCTGATCAGGCTGATGCTAGTTTAAAAAAGACTGATTCTAATGCCCAAAAAGTAGGTAATACATTAGGCAAAAGCATAGGTACAGCTGTAAAATGGGGTGCTGGTATTGCTTTGGCAGCTGGGGCAGCTGCTGTTGGGATAGTTGCTCTTATAAATAAAACTGTAGATAATGCAGCAGCTATGAAAAAATTATCTGTAGCTACCCAACTCAGCATTAATGACACTCAGGAGTGGGCATATATATTTAAGAAAACTGGAAGTAGTACAGAAGTAATGACAGGTGCCATTAACAAATTAGGGATTACTATGGGAAAGGCAGACGACGAAAGTAAGAAAGCAACCCAAGCTTTTAAAGACCTAGGAATTAATATAAATGATGTTCATGGAAAACTGAAACCAACTGGAACTTTGTTTGAAGAGTCTATAACAAAGCTGGCTGGAATGAAAAATATGACGGAAAGAAATATCCTTGCCCAGAGATTGTTTGGTGGAAGTTATTCAGAATTATTGCCAATATTGAATCGAGGTAGTGCCGGCTTAGAGGATTTAAAGAAACGAGCTCATGACCTTGGCTTCGTGATGAGTGATGAAGGAGTTTTAGCAGCTGCTAAATACAAAAAATCAATGACTGATTTAAAAGAACAATTTTCATCAGTAGGCACAAAAATAATGACAGGATTATTACCTTACCTTGCTGGATTTGCAACATGGGTTACTGCAAATATGCCTACTATTCAAGCAGTCATGAAAATAGCATTTACTGATATTGGTATTGCTATAAAAATAATTGGAGGATTTATAACCAATACTTTAATACCGATTTTTAATAATTTATCAAATTGGATAAAAATAAATTTCCCTACGATTAAAAAAATATTTTTAGATACATTGAAAGCATTGCAAACAGCTTATGATATTTATGTAAAACCAGCTATAACTTTTATTTTGGCAACATTCAAAAGTGTTTACGACTGGGTTATACTTAATATGCCTATAATAAAAGCTACTTTTAAAACTGCATTTGATGATATTAAAAAAGTAATTGATGATGTTAGTACAGCAATGAGTAAAGTAATAGATTGGTGCAAGAAATATCAAGAAATATTAATACCTTTAGCGGCTGGAATTGTAGCTGGAGGTATTGTATTTGGTATATATACGTTGGCAATAGGAGCTATGACTTTAGCTACAACAATATGGGCAAGTATAACTGCTATAGCAATTGGTGCTGGAATAGCTTTTGGAGTTGTATTAGCATTTATAACAAGCCCAATAGGTATCGTTGTTATAGCAATAGGATTGCTTGTTGCAGCCTTTGTTTATGCTTGGAGAAATATAGATGGGTTTAAAGGAGCTGTATTAATAGCTTTCAACTTTATAAAAAATATAATAACCACTGCACTGAATTTTATAATAAATAATATAATGTTTGTTTTAAATAGCATTAAAAGCTTTTGGAATACTTGGGGAAATACAATAATGGCTTACGTTTCTATTTGCTTCAATAATATAAAAATTATTATAAATACTGTAATCAATGTTGTGAAAGATATTATAAACACAATTATGGCAATTATTAAAGGCGATTGGAAAGGTGCTTGGGATAATATTGTAAAGGCTGTCAGAGATACTTTCGGGGGCATTGGAGCAGTAATTACTAATATTTTAGATGGTGTAAAGAAAATATTTACAGGGTTCGGGACAGCAGCTTTGAAAATAGGCAAAGATATTATGGGTTCTATAATCGATGGTATCAAAGCTAAAATAAAGAGTATTGAAAGTACTGTTAGTGATGTTAAAGATGCTATCGTAAATAAATTTAAAAGTCTATTTAAAATACATTCTCATTCAAAAGTTATGCAAGATATAGGCGTTAATATTGGAGGAGGCATAATTGATGGACTTATAAAAGGGCTTAATCCAAAAGATATACTTGCACAAATAGGTAATACTGTGAGCGGAATTACTGGCGCTTTTTCAGGAGCTGGTGGAAACTTAGCAGGATGGATAAATAGTGCTATGGCAATTACTGGGATAGATCCAAATAATTTTAAAATGTTATATTCTCTAATCATGCATGAAAGTGGTGGAAACCCAAATGCAATAAATCTATGGGACTCAAATGCAATGGCTGGTCATCCTTCGCAGGGTTTGATGCAAACAATTCCTTCAACTTTTTTGCAATACGGGATTAAAGCATTAGGTGGAATAACTAATCCCATTGCAAATATAGTGGCTGGTATTCGTTATATTTTGGCAAGATATACCTCGGTCGCAAATGTACCTGGACTTCGCAACATGGCTAACGGTGGTAAATATGTAGGCTATAAAGTAGGTAGTAGATATGTTCCATTTGACCAAGTCACCACAGTGCATGAAGGCGAACTAATAGCTCCAAAGAGCGAAAACCCTTATGCTAATTCAGGCGGTAGTATTCTGGGAAAACAACAAATCAATATTGGTACCATGATAGTTCAGGATAAAGGTGATGAAACTAGAAATCTTGCTCAGTTACAATTTTTATCAGCGTTATAGGGGGTGAATTATGAAAACTACTTATCTTGATTTAGATGGATTAAATTTAATAGCTGGTGATTATTTTTGTTGGGTTTCTAGCTTTTATGATGCTGATCGAACTGTAATAACTAATGAAATTTATAATGATGGTGTAACTCATAACAGAAGTAAAACAAAAGAAAGAAAATTTTTATTAAATGGTTATATAAAAAGTAGAGCTGGCGTTAATACCATCAGACAAAAATTATTTAGCAATGGACTTAAAAAATTAACAATAGGTATTAAAGATATGCCCCATGTTTTTGTTATGATTGATTTATTAAATTTTGTTGAGGATAGCTTAATTCCAGGTAAAATATCTTGTCAATTGATAGCTCCAGATCCATTCCTTTATGAGTTAACAACAGAAGAAATAACCCTTGGTGCAATAACAAATAATGGATTAGTTTTCCCTTTAATATTCCCAATTGTTTTTGGAAGTATAACTGGTGAACAGGCTACAATTACGAATGTTGGAACAGCTATTGCTTATCCGGTTGTAACTATAATAGGTACCTGTTCTAATTTAATAATAACTAATTTAACTACCAGTGAAAGTATAAGTTTAAATATTGGTTTAATAGATACTGATATTTTAATTATTGATAGTAGACCAACTATAAGAGGTATATATTTAAATGGAGATCAGCGAATGGACCTAAAATATGGCTCTTGGTTAACTTGTATTCCAGGTGATAATATATTTAATTTTCAAAGGACTTCTTCACAATCAAAACAACATTGTACAGTAGGATTGCAAGGTAGGTGGATCTGATGAAGTATCTCAAAATATTTGATAAGTCGCATAATATTTTGGATGAAATTGATGATTATAATGATTTGAAATATAGTTGGACACTTAATGGATTTGGTAAAGCTAATTTTAGTATAGGACTAGAAAGCTTAAAATGCATCCAACAAAACTTTCAGTTCAGGAATCTCATAGAAGTTTGGGATCAAGATGGTTATGTTGTTTGGGGTGGGCAATTAGTAGAAAGAACTTTTAATGATGGTAAATTAGATTTATCTTTATATGGGTATTTGAGCCTTTTAGATAAGCGAAGATTAAGGGCAAAGAGTTATGCAGAAATGACATATGGCAATTTATTCACAGCTTTGCTTGCAGATATAAACATTCTTGAAGCAACTGGAATAACTTTAGGCACAATTGCTGGAGGTTCTTTAAAAACTCAAAGGATAGTAACTAATATAGACTTTTTACTCACTAAGCTTCAGGACTATTGTGCTGATAGTAATAATGATATTGAGGTTGATAATTATAGGCATTTAAATTTTTATATTAAAAAAGGAGTAGTTAAATCAAGCTATATTCTAGAATTTGGCGGTGATGCAGATAATATAATTGTAGCTCCTTCGCTTGGACAAAGTGGTCTTAATATTGCTAATAATATGTATAGTGAAATTACAAATGATTCAATTACTTTAACAAGTCTAGCAGAGGATACAACGTCAAAAGGTTTGTATGGACTTCAGGAAGGTGTTTTTAGTGGTAGTGATACCATTGTACTTCAGGATACATTAGATAATAATACAATTGCAGAATTACAAAGAGTAGGTTATCCAACAAATAATATAAGCTTAAAAATAAAAGATAGTTCTCTTTGTCCATTTGATGATATTGAAGTAGGTGATAGCATCCCAATAAGTTTAAAACCATTTTGGGGCTTTACTAACACTCTAAGAATACTTGAAATGAATCACAATGAAGATGACGGTACAAGAGATTTGATAGTGGGTGAAAGCTTATTTAGACCTAATCCTCCAAAAATAAAAATATTTAGGAAGTGATTAAATGACAATAAAAACAAACTATTATGATGACCATACTTATTATTCACAAGATTTGGTTAATGAAAAAGCTTCGTTATTTACAGACGGTGTTTGTGGTGTAAGTAGTGGAGCTTTTCTTGTTTCTGCAAATAGTCCTGCTGATTTAAGTGTTGATGTAGCTATAGGCGGAGCTACTGTAAATGGGTTTTATATTGATTCAGATGGAATTACAAATGTTCCTATTGTCGCAAATACAAGCGGATATAATCGAATTGATATAATTGTATTAGATGTTGATACATCCGGTGAATTAACAACTTTAATATCGGTTGAAGGTACTCCAAGTAGTTCGCCAATAGCTCCGTTACCGACAGCTTTTCAATTAGTTTTAGCTCAAGTGGCAGTTGGTAATAATGTTAGCGTAATTGATCAAGTAAATATAACAGATGAAAGAGTAAATGTTGATCTTTGTGGTCAATTAGCGCTTAGACCAACCAAAACTACAATTGCTTTAACTTATTATGTAAATACAACTTTAGGAAATGATAATAATTTAGGATTAGCGGTTGGAGCAGGAGCATTTAAAACAATAGGAAAAGCAGTTAGTATGATACCTCAAATAATTAATCATACAATATCAATTAATGTGGCTGATGGAACGTATGCGGAAACTGTAAGTTTAAGTGGATTTGTTGGATCTGGTTATATCTATCTAACAGGTAATTCAGGCACTCCGGCTAATGTTATAGTAAATATAATAAATGTTACCCATGTTACCTGCGGGTTGTCTATTAATGGCTTCAGGCTAAGTACAACAACAGTAAATGCTATGACAATAACTACTAGTATAGGAATTGTGATCGCTAATATGTCAATTATAGCCTCAGCGCTTACTTTTGTTGCTATTTATTTTAATCATTCAAAAGGGAGAGTTCAAAATTCTATTATATCAAACCATCAAGATGCTATCTATGCTAATTATGAGAGTAATGTTTTCAGCGATACAAACTCTGGCACTTTAAATACAATTGGGTTATGCTCGTTAAATGGTTCAACTATTACAAAGTCAGGTATACAGCCTGCGGGTACAACAAATGAGTACACAATATATGGGAGTAGTATTTATAATATTTTGGCTGATTGCACTATTGCAGATATAACTTATTATGTAAATAATGCAAGTGGAAATGATGGAAACTCAGGACTCGCTTCAGGAGCAGGCGCTTTTGCAACAATCGGGAAAGCTATTTCAATGATACCTCAGATAGTTAATCATACAGTAACGATTAATATAGCTGATGGAACTTATCAAGAGGGTGTTTTGCCAAATGGTTTTATGGGTAATGGATCGCTATATATAACTGGGAATGTGGCTACTCGCACCAATGTTTTAATTCAATACGCTTTAATCCAAAACTGTTCAATACCAATAATAGTTAGCGGGGCTAGATTTTTTTCAACAGCATATCATGGATTCGCAGTCCATAGATGCAATAGTGTTTCAGCAATTAGTTTATCTATAAATGGTAGTACAGGTTCAAAATTGGGTTATGCATATTATGATTCAAGAGGTGTGGTGCAGACCTGTGATGTGTCAAACCATCAAAGAGGCATACAATCAGATAATAGCGATATTCTCTCGATAGGAAATTCAGGGACTTTAAATGTAGTTGGCTTATATGCAACCAATGGAGGGCGGATAAGTAAATCTGGCACACAACCGAGTGGAACTGACGCAGAGACACAATATAATAGCGGTAGAATTTTAAGCGATAATGTTATAAGTCTTTTAGCGGCAAATGGTTATAGATACAATGATGATGGTTCTATAGATCAATGGATGACAATTACTTTGCCTGCTGATACATCTTCACATACTTTTACATTACCAATAGCCTTTCCAACGGGTATATTAAATGCACAAGTTACAATATTGGATGCAGCAAATGCTTCTGCTGATTCTGCATGTAGACTTATTCAAATGAATGCAGCTTCAGTAGTAGTAGCAAATTCTCAAGCTTCAGCTAGAGAGGCTACAGTAAGGGCTATAGGATATTAATTTCAATGATTCAATCTTTAATGAGATTGTTTTTTTATTTAAAAAAATAGGGAGGTAAAATATGGATATAGATAGAATGGCACCTGCTTCAGGAAGGACTATAAAGGAAGATGACTCCATAGTTAATCTTGGAGATGTATTTTATGAAATATCTCAAAATGGTTTAGCTTTTAAAAAGACAACTAATATAATTCCAATCTTTGAGGTGACAGCACTACCAAGCACAAACCAACCAGCAAATGATGATATTTCGATTGTATCAAGTTCTGCATCAGATACCCAAATTATAACTTTGTGGGGTATTGATACAATAGGTTCAATTCAAACTTCGCAAATAACGCTGACTGGAACAACTCCAGTGGATGTAGTAATTACTCCAAAATGGCAAACTTTATATGGAGCTTTCTTAGGGGATGTTTTGGGTAATATTTCAAAACGGGCTGTTGGAACTATTACAATTACTGAAAAAAGTGGTGGACTTACTATTTGTACAATTGCTCCAACAAAATTAAGCATAGGCTTACAGAGATTTAATCTTGCAGGTAAACAGGTTATCCTAGAAAATATTAGCGGGAATACTTGGTTCAATGATATTTTTGTTATAGCAGATGTTACTGGCAAATGTATTCAAATGGCGGGTAGGATGTGCCATGATATTACCGTAACTACTTATTTATCTTTAATTTCAGATGGATCAGGCTCAACAATTCAAATTATGATTTATTAGGAGGGAGATAATATGATTTATTATCAAGCTGATATTGGAACTAGACATGATACAGCATTTGATGAAACTTTATATGGTAGAACAATTGCTGTTTTTAATAATTTGCATTCAACTCAAAGAGTTTATCCTACTTTAGCACCAGCTGCTAGAATTACACCAGGAACGCTTGCTTGGGTTTTAGGAACTTCGGTAGAAGTAATACCTACTGGCGCAATAACCACTCCATTTGATATCCATTTTCTTAACATGGGTTATGTAGCCTCCCAAACGACCTATGAAATTCATATTTATTCAGGATTAGCAGGACACGAAGTTGATATTTGTTCAGCTCGTTTTACTAGGAATAATCCTTTCGGGGATGCTCCAAGTGTACCCATAGCTGCACCAATACAACCTGCAAACACGAGAATTAGTGCTAGAATTGCAGCCGCTACAATTGGATCCAGTTATGCAGATATTACAATCGCTTATAATCCATATTAAAAGGAAGTGCTTTAAATGGCTGGAATATATAACGTGGAGGTAGAGCAAGGAACAACCTTTTATATAAAGTTAACTTGGAAAGATTCGCTTGGAGTTGTGGTTAATTTGAGTGGATATACAGCTCAATGGCAGATTAGAGTAGGAAGTATATTGTTAAATTTATTATCTACAGGTACAAATCCAGCAATAATTATTACTCCAGCATCGGGAGTTATTGAGCTTAATCTTACACCAACTCAAACCATGACATTTACTAGGAGTGGAAATTATGATCTGAATTTAACTGGTCCATCTGGGATTGTCACTAGATTATTAGAAGGTAGCATAACAAGCTCATTGGAGGTGACATCATAATGGCAAATTATACAGTAGTTGTTGAAACTGTTGCTGGAATTGAAGAATTAATAATTGAGTCTCCAGGTCCACAAGGAGCGCAAGGAATTCCTGGGGTTGCTGGAGTCGCAGGTGTTGCTGGCATAGATGGCGCAACAGGCGCTACAGGAGCAACCGGACCACAAGGTATTCAAGGAGTTGCTGGCGCAACAGGAGCTACCGGAGCAACAGGTCCACAAGGAGAATATGGAGGCCCACAAGGTCCAATTGGTCCAACTGGTCCTCAGGGTAATGTTGGTCCAACTGGTCCTATTGGTCCCGCTGGAATTCAAGGTATCCAAGGAGTAAAAGGCGACAAGGGAGATATAGGAAATACTGGAGCAACTGGGCTTCAAGGTATCCAAGGTATTCAAGGAATAAAAGGTGATAATGGAAATGCTGGAATCCAAGGTGAGCAAGGAATACAGGGTGTAAAGGGTGATACAGGACTTCAGGGAATCCAAGGTATCCAAGGAATAAAAGGCGACACTGGAATACAGGGAATTCAAGGAGTTGCAGGTCCTACAGGTGCAAAGGGTGATACGGGGAATACAGGCGCCGCTGGAGCTACAGGTGCAAAAGGTGATACGGGAAACGCAGGAGCAACAGGTGCTACCGGAGCAACTGGACCTCAAGGTATCCAAGGAGTTGCAGGTGCAACAGGCGCTACAGGAGCAACCGGACCACAAGGGGCTACAGGTGCAACTGGGACTACAACAAGCATAATTGTAACAGATACAGCTAGTCACTTTGTATCAAGTCCAAAATCAGTGGAGAATGTACTTGCAGAACTTTTTACGTTTGCCAATGACGGTAAGACAGGAATCGCTGGTGTTGTTGGCTCTCCAAGTACTTCCAGCGAAACTTTTGCTCAATTAGTTACAGATATTCAAAGTAGAAAGACAACTTTAGCGGCTAATCTTACAGCTAAAGGTGTAACAACGGTTAATACAGATACTTTATATAATATGGCTGCAGCTGTGGCTTCAATAACAGGTGGTGGAGTAACTCCAACAAAAATAAACTTAAATATAACAGCTCCTTACCAAAGGGTAATCACTTTTACAAGTCCAGTATTAGCTACAGATTTATGCGTTTCGTTGATATACTATACACCTGGAACGCAGAACGTTTCTAAATATACTTGTAATTTTGGTAGTGGGGACTCAAGCGGTTTTAATGTAGGCGCAAATATTGTTTTCAATGGTGTAATGTATCTCCCAAATAAAACAACAACAGGAAATTTTACTGATATTGGAGTTATAGGAACTGGTGAACTTTGGGAGTCTCCTAGTTTGGATAATACAATATTCTATACCATAGATAGTTTATCATCTACAACGGGGGCTGTTCCTACATTGACAATAAATGGTACGAATCTTCCAGTTGTTACTTCGCAAAATAGCAATATAGATTTAACAGGTATTTATCAACTTATGAGTATAACTTTAACAGTGAATAGAACAGGTACGGGTGTAGTTTTAGCAGTTTTAAGTTTTGATAATGGCACAACTTGGTATGCATGGAATGGATCAGCTTTTATTACTGTTAATATTACAAGTTTATCTGATTTTAAGTCTAAAGGAATGACAGCAACAGTAATAAATGCTTTAACTCTGGCGCAGTTAGAAAGCCAAAGAGGCAGTAGTACAACTCTTAGATTTGCTTATTACATCGAAATGGGAGCACCAACTGACACAGCAAATATTGATACAATGCAAGTTAATGCATCTTTGCCTGGAACTTACGGGTTAGCTCCAAGCACAAATTATACAGCTACTTTAGCTGGTGATGGAACAACATTAACTTATAATTTATCTACATCAGGTATTTATGTTATAAATTATATGGGATAGGAAGTGAGATAATATGCCCACAGTAACATGGAATCCTTCTGATAAAAGTTATAGAATAACTTTGTCTGGTGGAAATTTAACAACAATATCTAATACAAATTGGGGCTCTGTAAGAGCAACAGCAAGCAAAACCAGTGGGAAGTTTTATTGGGAAATACTAGTTAACGCAGAATCTGACGGTGGAAACGATATTGGTATTGGCACAAGTTCAGCTAATTTAGAAACTTATATTGAAATAAGTACCACCTATTCTGCCGGAAATGGTGCATTAGACCATGTTTATAATACAGGCGATTTGATTGGAGTGGTCTGGGATTTAGCTAATAAAACACTTGATTTTTATCAAAATAATGTATTCCTTGTTAGAAGAACTTATACTTTCTCGGGTAGTATTTTTGCGATGGTAAGTGTATATAATTCCTCAAATTCCATGACTACAAATTTTGGTGCAACTGCTTTTGTATATGCTATTCCAGCTGGATGCACTTCATACGATGAAAGCCAAGGATTAATCTTAAAATATTTAATATTAGATGGAACAAATTTGAGGTCAATAACAGCAGGTAATTTAGTAACAAGGGCATCTACTGGAGATAGTGGAGCAACCCAAGAAACAGCTTTTCTAACTTATGGGATGGCTGATTTAACAACTTGGACAAATAGCTTATTAAGTCAAGTTGTAACACCACCAGCAAAAGTAGCACTTTATAAAAAATCTTAATCTATGAGATATTTAAGGAGGACGAATATTGATGGATTTTAAAATAAGATTTAAGAACCCAATATTTTGGATTACCTTTATAGGTTTATTTTTATCAAGTACAAGGATAAATCCAATAACATTAACAAGCTGGATATTACTTAAAGATGCTCTATTATCTGTGTTAAGTAACCCATATCTCATTGGATGTTTTGTTATAGCTGCAATAGGTCAATTTAATGATCCAACAACTAAGGGACTATCAGATAAATCAGAGGATATAAAATAATTTAAGGACCTGAGGTTAGAGGAATCTAGCTTCAGGTCTTTTTTTATTGTCAAAAATTACTATAAATATATCTTAAAAATCTTTATAAATACTGTTGACATCCATCTAGTTAGATGATATAATAGTATTATAGTAAAGGTAAAGCCACTCACCGCAAGGGAGTTAAGGTAAAAGGAGTTTTGAAAATGCAAGAAAGTAAAAAATATGAATTTAATTTTGACGAACTAGAAACAATTTACAATGCATTAGTAAGAGATATAAAAATTGATAAAGAAGCATTACTAAAATTAGAAATAACAAGAGCTGAAAAAGATGAAGCTGAAGGACTGGATGAAAGTAAACAAGGATTTGAGGAGTTGACAATTGAAGCTGGGATTGAATGCGCTAAAAAATTAAAAATCAGGATTAATGATATGATACAAAATTTTAGATAAGATGGTACCATTCTATCAAAGGAGCTGTTAAAGATGGAATTAAGTGATATCACAATACTAAAAGAGGTATCGGAAACTTATGGAATACCTCTAAAGACTCTACAAGATCGGCTTAAAAGACTAGACGAAAATGTTGATTACAAAAAGTTTGGGAAGAGAAACACTACCATATTAAGCCCAACTGGAGTAGAAAAAATAATAAAAAAATAAATAAAAGGAAGCCCATCCCTCCGCATAAAGATTTGGACTTCCCATCAACCAACACCCAAAAGGACGTTGCTGTTTTATTATAGCATACTCCAGGGTGATTTAAAAAGGAGATGTTATGTTAATGGAAGAACAAAAATTAATTGATTTATCTGAAGAATTTAAACGTCTTATTGTTTATATTGAAAACGAAATAATAAAATGTGAAGCTAAAAATGAAGATACTACTTTTTCATCTGGTCAACTCAGCGCAATTAAAATTGGATTAGATAGCGTAGAAACCATGGTTAAAAGAAATTGGTAATTCAAAGATAGCATATTTCAGGGTGACTTAATAACTGGAAATAATAATATAATTTACCATAATCTCACCTTTGAGAAGCTTGTCTAAAAATAATATAATAGAAGTATATAAACTAATGAGAAGGGGGACTAATTAAGATGGAAAAGAAGAATATGAATCTAAAAAACTGTAAAGCTTGTAATGAGCCAATAGCGAAGGGTGTTAAGAAATGTGTTCATTGTGGTAAAGACCAAAGGAACTTTTTCATGAAGCACAAAATAATAACAGGATTATCAGTAATTATTGTTTTAGGTGTTATAGGTTCATCAGGGAATAAGTCTACCACTCCAACCATAGTAACACCAGCCACTGCAACCACTGCAACCTCTGGAGCAAAAGTTTCATCCGTATCAACAACTCCAGTAGTTGAAGTACAAAAGACATTCAAAATAGGTGATGTAGTAGCTCTAGGGAATATTAATTTGACTGTCAGCAAAATAGTTAGAAGCAATGGTAGTGAATATGAAAAACCTAAGGCTGGCAATGAGTTTGTTATTATTTATGTTAAAATAAAAAATATAGATAAAGGCACAGTAAGTTATAATCCATTTTATTTTAAATTACAAAATAGTAAAGGACAAGTAACAGATACGGCTATTACTATTATAAATACTGATACAGCATTAAGCTCTGGTGATTTAATTACAAATGGAGAAATTGAAGGCTCAGTTGTCTTTGAAGCACCAAAGGGAGATAAAGGACTTATACTGAGATATGAAGATAATATATTCACTTCTGATTCTAAAATATCTATAAATTTAAAATAAATACAAAAGCACTCCTAATCATTCAGGAGTGCTTTTATTATTATTGAGAATTAATTAATATTTTCCTATGTTATAAAATTTCGCCTATATGTGCCTCTAAAAATTCATCAAGTTTGCTTAATACAACTCTTCTAACTCTTCCTATTTTCAATAATGGGAAGCCTTCTATACGGGTAAGACTTAACGCTTTTGAATAGGATACACCAATTATTTCTGCAAACTCTTTTGTGTTACATGTTTTTTTAATTGCATTTTTTCTGTATTCTTCAATATCCACTTTAATAAGTCTCCTCTCTTTTAAAGAATATCTCCTATATGTTCTTCTAAAAAATCATCCAGTTTGCTTAATATCGTTCTTCTGTCCCTTCCAATTTTCAACATTGGAAATCCTTCTATATGTGTTATACGTAAAGCTTTGTCATGTGATACCCCTAATATTTCTGACAACTCTTTAACACTGCATGTTTTTTTCTTTAGCTTATCTCTATACTCTTGTATATCCATTTTAATAATTCTCCTCTCCATTAAAAAATTTTCCCTATATGCTCCTCCAAAAATTCATCTAGTTTTGATAAAATGACTTTTCGGGATTGTCCAATTTCCCATAGAGGAAATCCTTGTATATGTGATACTCTTAACGCTTTGGCATAAGATATTCCTAGTATTACCGCCAATTCTTTGATCGTACAAGTTTTCTTTAGTAATTTCTCTTTGTATTCTGATTCTGTCATTCAATTACCGCCTATCTATTATTTTATAAGTAAAAATATTATTTTTTAGGGTACGGAGTGGATATATCGGTCCTACCAAAAAGATAATCGGTTGAAACATTAAAATAACTAGCAATTTTCATTAATGTATCGTAGCATGGTTCTCTTTTACAATTTTCATAACCAGAGATAGCTCTTCCCGAAAGATGTAATACCTTTGATAGCTTTTCTTGAGTTAAATCATTATCCTCTCTTAAAGCTCTTAACCTTTCATTAAACAATACATAATTCCTCCTATTCATTTAATGGGTATTCCCACCTTTTAATTTTGCCTCTAATAATATCCATGGATCTATCTCTAAAACAGTGCTTATTTTTAATAGTAAAGGTAACTTAATAGAATATTTTTGATTTTCTAGCTCACTTAGATAACTTCTACTTATCCCTGTTCTTTCAGCTAATTGTTTTTGAGTTAGCTTTTTAATTTGTCTAAACTCTTTTATCTTCAGTCTATAATTATCCATAAGTATATTATATATACATAATTATGCAAATGTCACTGGAAAGTTATGACATGTTATGTAACATTACGTGTCTTGATTGTACCTTATGTTTCTTATATAATTCTATATGGGAGTGATACCATGCTTATACATAGGGTTAGATTAGGTAGTTCAATAGATAAAAAATTAGATGAAGAGTTGAGAAATTTATCAAAAAAATCAAGAATAGCAATTTCAAAACTTTTAGATGAAGCAATAGATGATTTATTAAATAAACATTCTGCTAAAAAGTAGAATGTTTTGTTATTTTTTGAATGAATTTAGTGCGGAATTGTCGAAAATTTCATGGCACTTAGATATATTTAAGTATATAATTTATTATAGGAAGAATATTAAAAATATTGAATTTATTTAATTAAATAACAAATAAAGTAATTAAATTTGCATATAATATAATATAAGCTATATCTAAACATAAATAATCCAGCTTAATAAAAAGATTAAAAAAGAGGGATTATTAAATATTTTAACGGGTTAATTCTACCCGAAATAATATAGAAAAAATACTTTACTAAAGCTTTTAAAAGATTAGGAGATGAAAAACGTGATAGACTACGAAAGATCTGTTATCAATCAGATGAATAAACCAATAGAAAATGAAGAATTGAAAATACTATGGGAGAATAAATCTTTTGCTTATAATTCTATATTTAAGTATTTAAAAAACTATGGACTAAAAGAAAAAGAATTAACTGAAGTTGCGGTATTAATAACAGGATATCTCGAGTTAATTTAAGGCTTAAAAAAGTGCACAAAAAAGTGCACAAAAGTTTAAATTACATCTAAACTACTTTAATTAAAATTAAATTTGTTGCGTTTAAGAAATTTTATCAAGTATAATCAAGGGACGTAAAATCAACGGCAAGCTGATTTTTACAAAAGTTTCGAACCAACCGTCTCCAAAACCGTTGGCCTAGGTTCAAGTCCTAGTACCCCTGCCAATTCTTAAAATAAAAAGTGCACAAAAAGTGCACAGATTTAAAAAAACAGAATTTATAAAAGCATTAGAATTAACTAATGCTTTTTTTTATTTGAAAATATTCTTAACTTGTTGATCTAATTCTTTAGTTTCTTCTAACCCTAAATGTTGATATATTTTTTTTAATACCCATATATCATGACCAAGTCTACCAGCTGCATATTGATCTGGTACTTTATTTTTATAAAGTAAACTTGCATGATAATGTCTCAGGTCGTGGAATCTTATTTTAGGTAAATTATTTTCCTCTTTATTTATTGTTTTTCTATATTTCTTAGTAAAGCTATGAGGATTCTGAGTGAATATTTCATATTGAATATCAACTTCATTTTCTTTTTTATCATCACTCTTTTTAGGTTTAGATTGTTTTATAGTTTTCAATAAATCTATTAGGTAATCAGGAACTGCAATAGTTCTAATTCCATTATGGCTTTTAGGATCTTTAAACTCAAATTTATAACCTTCTTCTTCAAGAGCAAGAGCTTCATCAATTCTTATAGTTCCATCTTTTTCATTTAAGTCATTCCATTTTAATGCGAATATTTCACCTCTTCTAAGCCCACACCACCCAGCTAGTAAAATAATTGCCTCATCTTCAATACCAATTTTTTTGAATGCTAAGTATATTTCATTAAATTCTGCTTCTGTAGGAATCGTAGGTGTAAATTCTGCATTCTTTGGGGCCTTTATGTCAACACAAGGAGATTTTGTTTTAAGAGCATCATAGAACATCTTGGAGAGTGTAAAAAAATGTTTTCTTACTGTGGTGGATGAAAGTTTCCCTTTTAGTTTATCAGCAATATATTGTTTTATATGCATATCGGTTATTTGGTTTACTTTCATGGTGCCAAAAGCTGGTTTAAAGTGAAGTTTTATATACATCTTATAGCCTTTAACTGTAGTTGGAGCAAGAAGCGGCTTATTTATTTCCAACCACTTGTCCATATAATCTGACATCTTCATCATGCTAAGGTTATTTAATGATTTGCTTTCAACTTGACTTTCTAACTCTCTAGCAGCTTTTTTGCATTCTTTTAAACTATTCCTGGTAGCAAATTTTCTTAACATCGTTCCATTTGAATCTCTTCCTACGTATACAGTTGCTTTATAAGTTCCATTATCATTCTTTTTAATTGTGGCCATATTATTTCACCTCCGATTTAAAACATACAGCCTTACCTAAAATTTTGATTTCTTTCTTATCTTTTTTTGAAAATATCATATCTTTGTAATTAGGATTTTCAGGTCTTAATATTATATTTCCTTCGATTTTATATAATCTTTTTAAAGTTGCCATCTCTCCATCTATTTGAATAGCGGCTATTTCTCCATTCTCAACATCAGGTTGTTTACGTATATAGATTATATCTCCATCAAATATTCTTGCATTAATCATGCTATCACCCTTCGCCTTTAGACAAAAGTCTAAATCTTCATTGGGAAGAATATATTCATATCCTTGTATATCTTGTTGTGCAGAAATAGGAACACCGCAAGCAATCACACCAAGTATAGGTATCATTTTATATTTTATTTCGTCACCATATTTATCATCAGTAATTCCAACCAAATAATCAGCTTTAACTCCAAAAAAATCAGCGATTGCAGAAACGTCAGTAAACTTTTGAGGTTCTTCTAAATTATTTTCCCATTTAGAAATCATAGACTTGCTAATACTTCTGTTGTATTTATCATTAATAACCGTAAGTAGTTCTTCTTGTGTTAAATTCTGTTCTTTTCTAAGTTCCTTAATTTTATAACCAAATGTTTTCATTATTACCTCCATCTTTAACTCTATATAAACATTATATATTTAAAGTTTCGTGAAAGCAATATATTTTTTAAAAAACTTAATGTATTTTATTTACAATTAAACATTGTTGTGATACGATATATTCATAAATAAGTTTCGAACTCGAAGAAAGGAGTATTAAAATGGCTGGAAAAACTAAGAATGGTGTTAGAAGAATGCATACCCCTTACACAAAATTTAAAGCTCTTATGCAAGAAAAAAATATTAAGCAAAAGGAGCTGGCTTTATTACTTAACAAAACAATAACTGCAGTAAACCAAAATCTAAATGGTACAGGTGGAGATTTTAGCATGAGGGATGTTCGCAAAATATGTTTGGAATATGATATTAGCTCAGATACGTTTTTTGTTAAACAAAAAGTTTCGTAATCGAAAAAGGTTTAGAATACTTCGATTACGAAATCGAAGAAATCTAGAGAAAGAAGGGACAAGCTTGTATGAACAAGTTAAAGATTTTTAAGAATGAACAATTTGGAGAAATAAGAACAATTATTGAGGATGAGCAACTTTGGTTTGTAGCTCAAGATATTTCAAAAATATTAGATTATTCAGAAACTTCAGTAATGTTAAGAAGATTAGATATTGATGAAACTATGAAGATTGTACCCACCGAAATAGTCGGTACAAATTCTATGGCGAGAGAAGTAACCGTCATAAATGAAAGCGGTTTATATAATGCAGTTTTAGGGAGTAAGAAACCAGAAGCTAGAAAATTTAAGAAATGGGTAACAAGTGAAGTACTTCCAGATATCAGAAAACATGGAGCTTATATGACAGATGATTCAATTGAAAAAGCATTGACGGATCCTGATTTCTTAATTCAACTGGCTACTAATTTAAAAGAAGAAAAGTTAAAAAGATTGGATGCTGAAAAGAGAATTGAAATTGATAGACCAAAAGTAATTTTTGCAGATGCTTTGGAAATCTCAGATAATACCATCCTAGTAGGAGAACTCGCAAAGCTTCTAAAACAAAATGGAATTGATATTGGACAAAACAGATTATTTGAAAAACTTAGGGAAATGAATTATTTAGGAACCAAAGGAGAATATAAAAATCTTCCAACTCAAAAGGCAATGGATTTAAAATTGTTTGAGATTAAGAAAAGAACAATAAATAACCCAGATGGAAGTGTAAGAGTTACTACTACAACAAAAGTTACGGGCAAAGGGCAAATATACTTTGTAAATAAATTCAAGATATGAGGGAAGAGGGAGACAATATTTGGCAAACTTAAATGAGAATTCAACTGTTCAAGATATAGAGGAGTTTTTATTATTTCATATGGATGAAGCTGATGAAAGGAAGTCAACTATTAATCCATCATTAACGAAAAAGCAAGTTTGGAATATAAATATGAGTGCAATTACAAGAGGTACTACAATTACAAGAGTTCATAATATTATGCTTAAAAATATAAAGAAAGAATTTGGCTCTTATTATGAAAAAGAGGAGCAGAAATGATAAGACAGGCACCAATGTTTAAAAAATGCACATATAAAAGGATCCAGAGCGAATGGATTCCAAACTGAAAACTATGAAAAATATACAAGTTAATTATAAGCTCAATTTTAAAATATATCAAATAAATGGGGGAATTAGTAATGATAACAAAAACATTCATCTGTGATTTATGTAAAAAAAGTGTAGGGGAGTTTGAACTATTTCAACTTAGCACCAATCTAACTATTCCAAAATCTAATGGTTACCTTCTAAGTTTGGCGACAGTTAAGAAAGATATTTGTAAATGTTGCTTAAAGGCAAAAGGTATTGTCATTGAAGAAACTGAGGATAGAAAAATAGCAGTTGAAATTGAACAAAAGAATCAAAAAACATTTGAATCTAAGATACTAGATTTGCTTGAAGATTTAGGAGTTGCATTTGTAGAGTAGATTGAATTTTAAATAAGTAAATGGGGGAACGAGAAATGGGAAATGCAATGATAATCAGGAAATTAGAAAAATGCGGTAGGATTACTTTACCCATAGAAGTTAGGAAAAAATTTAAAATGGTTGCGGATGATCTAATTGAAATTTATACAGAGGGAGATACAATAATTCTAAAAAAATATGAACCATTTTGTTTATTCTGTGGAGAGTCAACGAATGTAAGGAAATATAAGGATAAGAAAATTTGTTTAAAATGTTTGGAAGCATTGAGGATTATGAGATGAAAATTAAAAGAATAGAGTTTAAACACTTTTTAGGAATTGAGGAGTTTGAATTAGAGCCTGGGAAGATAAATATCATTAGTGGTCCAAAAGGAAGCAGTAAGAGCTCTGTCATAGAAGGAATTGAGAAAGTCTTTACTAACAAAAATCGAAGAACAGAGATTATCAAGCATGGAGCAGATGAAGCTATTTTATTTATTGAAACAGATGATGGTTTAGAAATTGGTCGCAAAATTAGAAATGATAAAGCTGATTATTTAAAAATCAGAAAAGGTGATGAAGGTGTTCCAAATACGGAAGCTTATCTAAGAAATTTCATTAATGGAGATGTTTTCAGGCCTGTAGATTGGGTGAACATGAAATCAGATCTACAGACAAAAAGTATTCTTAATATGCTTCAAATAGATTGGTCCCAGGAAAAAATTGAAAAATGGTTTGGGGAGATTCCTTCAAACATTGAATATGACCAACATATCTTGATGGTATTGAAGGCTATAGAGGTTAAATATTTTAAAGACAGAGAAGAACTCAATAGACAAATTAAGGAGCTTAGAACTCAAATACAGATTATTAAGAAGGATATGCCTGAGAATTATGACGGAGAAACTTGGAGAGATTTAAAAGTTCAAGACCTTTATAGGATAATATCCGATGCTCAAAAGACTAATGGATATATTAAACAAGCTCAATCCCTTCAAGAAAATATTCAGAATCAAATTGATACTATTACTGCAAATATTGAGAGTGAAGCAACTAGGGTACAGATGAAATATAAGGACCAAAGACAAGATATTAAAGATATTATTGACTCATCTAAAACCAAAATTGAAAAGACAAAAAATTTATTAAGTGAAGCTGATTCTAATTTAAAAAATAGTCTAAGTCTTAATGAAACAGTATATCATCGTCTATTACGTGAACTTGAGAAAGAATTTGAGAAGAAGAAACAAGATTTAAAACTTGTAAGTATGGCTGAAGATGAAAAAATGCTATCCAATACAACAAAGTTTAAAGAGGACCAAAAGGATACAATCCAGCTCCAAGAAACTAAGATAGCAACTAAACAGCAGGAATTTATTTACCTAGATGAAATTGAAAATCAAGCACTTGAAGCAGTGAAGGTTAAAAAGGCTGCTGAAATTGAGAAGGTTAATGCAAGAGTTGGTAAGGCTGCTGAATATTTAAAAATAACTGAGTCTATTGAAATTGAATCTCTTCAAAAACAAGCAGATGAAGTTGCAACTATGCAGAGCTATTTAAGGCTCTGGGATAAGCTTGTCGATATTAGAGATAATCAATTGCCTGAGAGAGAGAGAAATGCAGAAGGGTTATCCTCAAAAATAGAAACTGCAAGGACATTGCCTACTGAACTTTTAAAAACTGCTCAGATGCCAGTGGAAGGTATTTCGGTGGATGAGAAGGGATCAATCAGAATCAATAAAACTTTGATAGAAGGACTCTCTGATGGTGAAAAACTAACTTTAGCCATGAAGATAGCAAAGGCTCAGGCAGGGGAATTACGCGTTGTGTGTATCGACAAGTGGGAATCTTTGAATAAAAAGGCACAAGATAAACTTTTAAAAGAAATGGGAAATGATGAATTCCAATACTTTATAACTCAAGTTTCCGATACGGATAGTGATGGATTAGAGATAAAGAAAAATGTATGAATCAGAATTTAAGAAATGTGAGATATGTGAGAGTATTAAAAAAGTGTTTTATTTCAGAAAGAAAATATATCTATGTGAGAGACACTATGCACAAATGAGTAGAAAAGAAAAATGTAATATTAGATGTTCTATGAAAGTTAAAAATTTAGAAAATGAAATATGGGAAGATATTATCGGATATGAAGAGTTATATCTAATTAGTAACCTTGGGCGTGTGAAAAGTTTACCAAAATTCTTTCAAGGTGAAAAGATATTGAAACCAAGACTAGATAGATATGGCTATCCTACTATTGGGCTAATAAAAAATAAAATTAAAAAAACATATAAAATCCATAGGTTAGTTACGAAAGCTTTTATTGAAAACCCTTTAAATTATCCATCTATTAATCATAAAGATGAAAATAAAGAAAATAACAGTACGGACAATCTTGAATGGTGCACAGTTGGTTATAACAACAAATACGGGAATAGAATCAAACTTGCAGCTGACACAAATAGGGGTAGAAAAAAATTAGGGGGTAAATAGTTAATGGAAATTAATAATCAAATGGCAAGAAGAGAAGATAACACCAATGTTACAGCACATATAGTTGAAGGTAGACAGGTTACAGAAGTCCAAGGAATGGTATGTATGGCCAAGCAATATCCAAGAGACCAATATGAGGCCTTTAATCGGATCATGAAATCCTGTGAAAGAACAGCATTAGCTGAGAATGCAATTTATCAATATCCTAAAGGTGGAACAAAAGTAACGGGTCCTTCAATAAGACTTGCAGAAGCTTTGGCACAAAATTGGGGGAATATTGATTTTGGGATTATGGAGCTGGAGCAAAAGAATGGTGAAAGCTCAGTAATGGCTTATGCATGGGATTTAGAAACAAATACAAGGCAAACTAAGTTATTTCAAGTCCCACATGTTAGATATTCTAGGGCAAAAGGAAATGAAAAGCTGACGGATCCACGAGACATTTATGAAATAGTTGCTAATAATGGTGCCAGAAGATTAAGGGCATGTATTCTTGGAGTAATACCAGGTGATGTTATAGATGCAGCTGTCGATAAGTGCCAAGAAACTTTAAAGAATGGTTATAAGGAACCACTGGAAGATAGAATAAAAAATATGATTGCTAAGTTTGATAAGGAATTTAGTGTAAAGAAAGAAATGTTAGAAAAATTAATGGGATACAACATTAATGCCTTTACTGAAATGGATGTTGTAAAGCTCATAGGCATATTTAAATCACTTAGGGATGGAATGGCAAAGCGTGAGGATTACTTTGAAATTAAGGCTGAAAAGAAAGTCACTGAACCTGCATCAACAAAGCTAGATGGTAAGTTCAAAAAAGATGAAAAGAAAGATGGTAAGAAGGATGAAAAAGTTAAGGAAGATTCAGAATCAAAAATAAATGAAGAGGATATTCAAAAATTACCTTGGGAAGGTGGCGAAGAGGAGTAATGCCTATTGCAATGGATTTAAATGGGCGTAAGTTTGGAAGGCTAAATGTTATAAAAAAGGCAGAAAAGCAAAATAAGCAAGGTGTTCTTTGGCTATGCAGATGTGATTGTGGAAATGAAAAGATTTTAGATACTTATCATTTAAATTCAGGAAAAACAAAGTCATGTGGATGTCTACAACGTGAAGCTGTTAGCTCATTACTAAAGACTCATGGTATGAGAAACACGAGGTTAAATAGTATTTGGCGAGGTATAAAGACTAGATGCACTAATAATAAGCGTATTGACTATAAATTTTATGGTGGAAGAGGTATTAAATTTTGTACTAGATGGATTAGATTTGAAGAGTTTTATAAAGATATGGGCAAAAGCTACGAGGAGCACGTAAGGCAATATGGAGAAAAGAATACAACCATAGATAGAATCAATGTAAATGGTAATTATGAACCTTCAAATTGTGGGTGGGCAACAAGAAAAGAACAAGTAAAAAATAGGAGGAGTCAATGATGGAATTAAATGATGAAAATTATTTTTCAATTGAGGCCGATAAGGAATTTATGTCAGTTTCACAATATAAAAGTTTTTTAACTTTATATGGAGGTTGTGAGGCGAAGGCTGTAGCAAAGATAAATGGTTTGTGGAAAAACGAGGAAAGTATAGCATTGTTAGTGGGTTCTTATGTACATGAACATTTTGGCGGTACGTTAGGGAAATTCAAAGTTGAGCATCCTGAAATATTCACAAAACAAGGAGAATTAAAATCAGTATTTAAAGTTGCCAACGATATGGTGAATACTCTTGAAAATGATAAATCTGTAATGCAGATAATGAAAGGCTCTAAAGAAAAAATCTATACCTTTGAATTATTCGAGACTCCTTGGAAAATTAAAGTTGATGTTGAGAATGAGAAAGAAGGGTACATAGTAGACATTAAAACTACTAGAGACTTTGAAAAACAATGGATTGAAGTTAATGGAAGAAATGTGAAAGTTACCTTTGTTGAGGCTTGGGGATATTTAATCCAAGCAACCATTTATAAAACTGGAATATCAATTATTAAAAATACTAGTGACATTGATTTCTTTATAGTTGCAGTCACTAAGCAAAGTCCACCTGATAAGGTAGTTCTCTATTTCACAGAAGATGATTTTGAGAAAACTTTAAAGGAAATTGAGATTAATCTTCCTCATATCCTGGCTGTAAAAAACGGAGAGATTGAGCCTCAAAGATGTAATAAATGTGATTACTGTAGGTCCACAAAAAAACTGGATCAGGCTATACATTGGTCAGAGTTGTAACAGAAATTGAATTGTAGGGGATGGTAAGACTTGCCTTTACTTGGATGGATTAAACTACACAGGCAAATAAGAGAATGCTTTTTATATATGGATAGACCATTTGATCGTACCCATGCATGGATAGATCTATTAATGCTTGCAAACCATGAAGAGAAAAAAATCATATTAGGTAATGAAACTTTGATAGTTGAAAGAGGCACTTTAGTCACTTCAGAAGTAAAATTATCTATCAAATGGGGCTGGTCTAGGGCCAAAGTTAGAGCTTTTTTACACGTCACGCAAACGGATGGAATGTTGATCAAAAAAAGCACATCAAAGTATACAAGTATAACCATTGCAAACTATAGCTTTTACCAGGATGTACAACCAACCGAAAGTTATCAAAAAAACATCAAAAAAACATCAAAAAGACAGCAAAAAAACACAAACAAGAATGTAAAGAAGATTAAGAATGATAAAGAAGATATTATAAATAATATCATAGGAGATTTTTCTGATAATTTATTATTAATTAAGGCATTAGAGGATTTTATAGAAATGCGCAATTTAATTAAAAAACCTTTAACAGATAATGCTATCAAATTAATATTTGTGCAGCTCGATAAATTAGCAATTAATGATGACGACAAAATAACAATTTTAAATAATAGTATTTTAAATAGTTGGCCAGGCGTTTACGAATTAAAAGGTGGTGATCAAACTGGAAAAGATACTAGCAAGGATAATGGAGAAGGCGAAGTTGAATACGACTTCTCTGAATTCGGAGGTTAATTGTGAACTATGTAAAGATACATCATGGATATTAACTAAAGATGGTGCTTACACAAGATGTAATTGTTTTTATAAGGAACAGTTAAAAAGGATGTGGTTAAACTTTGGGGTTAATCCAGACAAGATAAAAAAACTGAATGCTTATGAAACATATGATGATGTAACTACCAAGGCTAAGGAAATGGCTAGAAAATATATAAATGATTATAAAGATGAAAGTTTGGCATTATTAGGTAAGCCAGGAGCTGGTAAGACACATATTATTTTAGCTATAGGAGCAGCTTTATTAAATAAAAATATAAGAGTTGTGTATATGCCTTATTTAGAAGTGATGATGGAATTAAAAGCTAATAGCATGGATGAGGAGAATTATATAAAAATTATTGAAAAGTATTTGAACGCTAATTTACTGATAATTGATGATCTGTTTAAAGATAAAGTTAAAAATGGAAAGTTATTACCCAGTGGGCTTACAGAGGCTGATTTAAAACATATTTATAGAATTTTAAATGTTAGATATAACAACCATAGCCCTATTATAGTTAGTTCTGAGTGTACACCTAAAATGTTAATGAATTTGGATGAAGCAATAGCGAGAAGGATCCTAGAGCCCTGCGGAAAAAATATTATAGTTTTTGGTGAAAAGCATAACTACAGCATGAGGAAATTTGAGAAATGAAAAGCGACGTACAAGTAAAAATCATACTGGGTACTCAAAATGAAAAATCAAAGAAATTAGAAGAATTTAAAGAAACACATAATATTATTAAAGTTTTTGATCATGGTGGAGCAATGATAATTACGTGGAATTCTGGACAATTATCTTTTGATGATATTGAGGAGGTGCCAGATGGCGATGTCCCTTTTTGAACTTAAAGAAAAATTCAATATATTACTTAAAAAATTTAACAGAGCAGAGAAATGGTTAGACGATAAGAAAGTACCCTTAGCTAAAAAAGAAGAATGGCTAAATCAAGGCAAAATGGAAGTTTTAACAATAGAATTAAGCTCTTTGATGAAAGAATATAAAAAACTAACTGGCATTGAAATGACAAAAGATGAAGTATTTGAGGGATTTTAAAAATATCTAATTAGGAGGTATGAAAAATGTATAATCAAAAAACTAGATGTAGGCAATGTGAATTTGCAG